AGGAATGCCGCATAGAGTGCCAATCAATCCGCATGACAATGTCCTGTCCGTTCTGCGGGGGGGTGTCGGTTATCGCCGCCTTCGACGACGACGGTCGCCGGCAGAGCATGTACGCCGCGCATATGCAGTACGCCATCCAATGCAACCAATGCGGCGCGATCGGCCCGAAATGCGACGGCGCAGCCGACGCTCTCGCATGGTGGGAAAGGAGGGTGCAATCATGAAATCGATCCAAGAAGTCGACATAAAGAAGGTCAAGCCCTATGGCAAGAACCCCCGCAAGAACGACGACTCCGTCCCGGCCGTGGCCGAATCCCTCAAGGAGTTCGGATGGAGGCAGCCCATCGTAGTCGACAAGAACATGGTCATCATCGCCGGGCATACCCGGTACAAGGCAGCCAAGGCACTCAAGATGGACAAAGTACCCGTGATAATCGCCGACGACCTGACCGAGGAGCAGGTCAAGGCATACAGGCTCGCAGACAACAAGGTCGGCGAGAAGTCGCTTTGGGATATGCCGAAACTCGAGTTCGAGCTGACGGGCATAGGTCAGATAGACATGGGGAGGTTCGGCTTCGATACGGGGCAGCTCGCAACCCCGGACGTAATCAAAGAGGACGATTACGAGCCGGAGATCCCGGAAGAAGCGATCACCAAGACGGGCGACATCTACCGCCTCGGCGACCACGTGCTCATGTGCGGCGACAGCACATCATCAGAAGAAGTAGGCAGGATGATGGACGGCGATAAAGCCCACATGGTATTCACCGACCCCCCCTGGAACGTCGCTTACGGCTCGGACGATAAATCGAAATGGAAGAAGCGCCAGATTGCAAATGACGATATGAGCGCAGAGGACTTCCGTGACTTCCTCGGCAAGACATTCGGCGTTATGCGCCAAGTCATGAGGGGGGGGGAATCGTGTACATCGTCATGTCCGGGCAGGAGTGGGGCAGTAACATGCTGAAGCTCGAAGAAGCCGGGATGCATTGGTCGACAACCATCATATGGAATAAGGACTCCCTCGTACTGACGCACCGCGATTATCATTCGAAATATGAGCAGATATATTATGGATGGGAATCCAGCCAGCCGAGATTGCACCCTGTACCTGATAGGAAACAGACCGATGTTTGGGACATACCGCGCCCGAAAAAGAGCGACGAGCACCCGACGATGAAACCCATCGAGCTGGTGGCACGCGCCATAGGCAACTCGTCCAACAAGGGCGACATTGTCCTCGACCTGTTCGGCGGTTCAGGCTCGACGCTTATCGCATGCGAGCAGACCGGGCGCAAGTGCCGCATGATGGAGCTCGACCCGAGGTACTGCGACGTCATCGTCGACAGATGGCAGAAGTTCACGGGCAAAACGGCGGAGCTGGTGCGTTCATGATCTACAACTGCGATTGTCTCGAAGGCTTGAAAACCATATCTGATGCAAGCGTAGACCTCATCGTTACCGACCCGCCGTACTACCGCGTCATGGTCGAAGAATGGAACGGCAAGAAGCATGATTGGGACAAACAGTGGGAAACGATAGACGAATACCTCGCATGGTTCGGCCAAATTCTCGACGAGTTTAACCGCGTGATGAAACCGAGCGGCTCTCTGTACATCTACTGCGACAACATCAAGGGCGCGTACAATCAAGTAGAAGTGGCTAAGCGCTTCTCCATCATCAACGTTATAACATGGATAAAGAATAACGGCATGAACTCCAAATATTGGCGCAACATACGTCAATATGCGGGTTGCACCGAGCGCATAATATTCGCCGAGAAGATGGGCGCGTCAGGATTGCCTAAAACGGGATGGCAGGAGGTGCTCGGCAACTGCGACTGTTTCCGTGAGATAAAGGACTACCTCATATCCGAGCGCGACCGCCTTATGGCCGATAAGGGCATGGATATGACTGCATTCCGGAAATACTTCTCTGAGCTGACCGGAACTGACCGCATGGAATACCACTATTTCCATGAATACCAATGGACGCTTCCCACCAAGGAGATCTTCGAGAAGATGCAGACCTCTGGATATTGGTGCCACGACTACGAGGGATTGCGCCGCGACTACGAGGGATTGCGCCTCGACTACGAGGAATTGCGCCGCGACTACGAGGAATTGCGCCGGGACTTCGCGCCATCTAAAAACTATACGGACGCGTGGGAATCCAACATAACGACATCGACCGAGGAAACGATACACCCGACGCAGAAGCCACTGTCGCACGTCATGAGGATGATAGAGGTATCATCCAAGCCCGGCGACATGGTTTTAGATCCATTCATGGGGGGGGGGACGACGGCTGAAGCTTGCATAAGAACCGGACGCCAATACATCGGTTTCGAGACCTCCAAAGAATATTATGAAGCATCGCTCAAGCGCATATCGAGCGCGGCAATCGCCGAGAGCGGGAGAACGCGCATAACGGATTGGGTGACGCTCTCATGATCTGCTCCGCCAACCACTCCCCGGAGATAATGCAACGCTACCTCGACCGCCAAGGCAAGGGTTTCATCCACGTCTGCCCCAGATGCGGAAACGAACAGTTGCAGACGGTGCAACCTATGAAGTTCGACCTCTCCGACTGGAATTGGGGTCAATGCTACATGTGCCTCAACATGGACACGAGCGAAGCCCAAGACCTCGACGGCTGGGGTCATATCCCCGGCAGATGTCAATCCAAAGGTTACAGGATCCTCGATAGAGAGATACCCACGGAGCCGTGCGTGAGCTTCCGCTATCGCCATAACGTCAACTGGATGGAGGCGATGATGAAATGATGCTCAACATGCTGAAACAATCCTACATGCGCGAGACCGTCAACGTCCAGTGCGATAAATGCAGATGCACCGCGAGCGCAACGTCCTCTCTGCGCGGATATGGCGAATCGGAAGAAGCGATAGACGAGGCCATGACGATCTTGAGAAAGCAGGGCTGGTCATTCGACATCGGCGCGTACATCTGCCCCAAATGCAAGGTGAGGGAATGATAACCGAGGATAAGATAATCATGTGGGGAACGGCCGCCATCGTCGGCCTGATGATAGGTGCATTGCTCATAACGTGCGGTTACTACGTCATAAGTACACTTCTTGTATTCCATTTCATGGCATGGGCGACCTACGCCCTATACAAGACGAAGAGGCTCCCATGACCCTCGACCGCTGGATGGAACAGCCCGAGATACCAGTAGGACATCTCCCCGATGCAGTCAAGGCAGTCAACGAACAATACGGCACAGACCTGACCGCATCCTTCGCGCCGATAACCGCCTTGTCCTCCAAGAACAATATGACCGGACACATCCGCATAATAGACTTCCTATCCGATGCGCCGGAGCACGTCCTCAAGAGCGTCCTCTCCTACCACGCCAAGCTCATGGTATCCGACGATGCCGACATGACTATAACATCCTCGATGCCCATGACCGTCTACACCTATCTGTACAAGGCGATGCCCCTCCGCAAGAACGAGATCATTCGCCGCGTACAATCAGGCGAAAGGCAAGAATGGATTCGCGAAGCAGAAAGCGATTACCCCGATTATTTATTTCGTCCCGGGAAAGTCAAGGGTTACGGGATCATCCCCTACATCAAAGTCGTAATCTACAATCCCAATCTCGGAGTCTACGACAAGGAACGTCTCAAGAAGGCCATCGACAACGCATACAGGGAGACGATGAGCGAAACCAAGCTCGTGATGATGGCCGATGGCGAGAGAAACCTGTTACAATCAAAAAGAGAAGCAATGGAAGGTATAGAAAATGAGAACTGAAACGAAGTACATGCAGAAAACAGTCGTCAGCAACGGGGTCATGATGGAGATGCTCGCACGCGTCGTCACGTCCAAAGCGGCAGACAACGCCGTCTTGGACATGGAGACTCCCATGACCGAGGAGGAGTTCTTCGACGCATTCGACGTCCGCATCAAGAGACATGAGTGGCAGAAACTGCAGGCGAGACTTGCACAGCTCGAAGCGCAGGTCGAGGAGAAGGAGCGCATCGCCGCAGGCGCAGGTGCAGTGCAGGCATGACCGAAGAATCAACGGAAACGCCCCGTCCTGCCACGAGGAAGCCTCGGACGAAGAAAGAGACGTCCGAAGTCAAGAAGCCCTCCAAAGGGCAGGAAAACCTCGTACCCATGAACAAGCTAACAGTGGAGAAACAAAGGGAAATAGCAGTCATGGGAGGTAAAGCGTCCGTTAAAGCCCGGAGGGAGCAGAAAACCTTCCGGGAGATCTTCCTCTCCATCATGGACGTACCCGTCAAGGAGGCCCAAGTAGACGAGATAGCCAACCTCCCGTGCCTCCAAGGGTTGGAGAAGAAGAACTTCGTCGTCAAGGACATCATCGCCCTGCAACAGGCCCAAAAAGCCATGAACGGCGACACCCGGGCATATGAAGCCGTCAGGGACAGCATCGGCGAGATCATAGACATGAAGCTCAAGATGGAGATCGACATGAAGGCAGACGAAGCGAAACTTGCGAACCTCAAGAAACTGCTGGACGAGAATCCGGAGCTAAGGGACAAACTGCTCAAATGAACCTCAACAACTACGAGCTCCAAGACCTGTACTTCACGTACCACCCGTCCGAGTGGGCGAAGGCGTACATGGAGCCCGTGCTCGGTCTCACGCTGGACGATTGGCAGAAGGCATTCCTCGACGATGATGGCAAACGCCTGCTCCTGATAATCCACCGTCAGGGCGGCAAGTCGACGGCGGTCGCGCTCAAGGCCATCCATCGTGCATTGTATCGCACCAACCAGACGGTCGTCCTGATAAGCCCGAGCCAACGTCAGTCCTCTGATCTATTGCGCACGATACGCAAGATGCTGGAAGCCGTGCCGGAGTACAGAGACCGCATCACCGTGGACAACGTCCTTACGCTGGAGCTGTCCAACGGGTCTCGTATCGTATCGTACCCCGGGACGTCATGGACGATAAGGGGAGCCACCGCCAACCTCGTCATCATCGACGAGGCGGCAGGCGTACCGGACGAGATATTCACCGCCGTCTCCCCGATGCTCCTTACCACCAACGGCCAATACGTCGTAATCTCAACGCCCAAGAGCAAATCAGGCACGTTCTACGCCTTCTACGCCTCGGACGAGTGGAAGAAGTACCGCATGAGGGCATCCGAGAACCAGCGGATGCAATTACATGAAAGAGCGGAGTTCCTTGCAACGGAGTATAAATCTATCGGTTCTCGCTTATATAGTCGGGAGTACGAGTGCGAGTTCCTCGACGACGCGGACGTCGGCCTTGTCAAGCGCACATGGTGGCGCTACTATGACATTGATATGGTGCGCTCGTTGAGGGAGAGATCCTCTGATGTCTACATCTCATGGGATACGGCGCAGAAAGACAAGGAACATGACGACTACTCTGTGGGGACGGTATGGTTGCGCATCGGCCCCGACAGTTACCTTCTCGAGATGCACTGCGATAAGCCGTTGTTCCCGGAGCTTGTCGACAGAGCCGTCGCATTAGATCGCAGGTACCGCCCGACATACAACCTCATAGAGGACAAGGTATCCGGCACGGCCCTCCTGCAAGTCATACGCCAAAAACATCCCTACATGGCAACGAGGGCGATAGATCCCGGGAGCATGTCCAAGCTCCAACGTCTTAACATGGCGACGCCGGCGATAGAGGGCGGTCATGTATATCTGCCGGCGACCAAGGTCGGCAACGCGCTCATACCTACATCGACTGCGGAAGCGGTCATCCGCGATATGGCGGAGTTCCCCCTCGGGGAGCATGACGACATAACGGACAGCGTCAGCCAATACCTCAACTACATCAAGACGTTGCAACCGCCGAGAATCGAGTTCTTATGAGGAATTAAGCGATTATCAATAAAAAATACGATGGATGCTAAATCATGGCCATATCCAATCCTTTTTCCAAAAAAGCATATGCTCCCCCCGAGCCCCGGTCGGTTCCGAGCTTCGGCGGCACTCCCGTCGAGAGGGTGCAGAAGAACCTGTACTCGCAGTTCAAGGCCGGGTACGAAGCCAACCCCTACGTTTTCCGCTGTGTCAATCTCCGCGCCGATGCATGCGCCGCAGTCGACCCCATCATCTATGATCTCAAAGGTGATGAGATAGAGAACGCGAAGCACCCCTTGAGGAAACTGCTCGACCGCCCAAACCCGAGGATGTCATGGTCGGAGCTCGTCAGGGATGTGCAGATCTACCTCGGCATCAACGGCAACGCCTTCTTCTGTCCGGTCAAAACCACGTTCTCCGGCATCGTCGAGCTGTGGTCTCTCCCTCCCGACAGCGTGATAGCGATAGCGAGCAACGACGTGACGCATCCCGTGAAACAATGGAACGTCAACATCGCCGGCTCCATATAGGTCATGGCTCCAGAGGAGCTCATCCACATCCGGCTCAATGCATCCTCGGATGCAGTCCTCGGACTGTCTCCCATGTACGTAGCGTCGCGTGCGATAGAACAGCAGGAAGCCTCAAGCAGATGGAACACCGCGACCATGCGCAACCGCGCTATACCCTCGATGGCCATCAAGCTCAAGCAGGTGCTGACAACCAAACAGAGACGCGACCTCAAGGAGGATCTCTACGGCAAATATCAGGGCTACGACAACGCCGGTCAAGTCATGCTCCTGCCGGACGAGATGGACGTGGTGCCGATGGGGTACACGGCGGTGGAGATGGACTACGCCAACGGAATGATCATGAACAGCCGCGAGATAGCCGTAGCTTACGGCGTACCGAGCGAGCTCGTCGGAGACGTGAGCAATAAGACTTATGCCAACGCCACGGAAGCGGGAAGGCAGTTCGCCATGAATACGATACTCCCGTTGCTCGACCTGATGTACGGCTCCATATGGGCAGGCATCAGCCCGATGTACAAGGATGTCTCGTCCATCACCTATGACGTTGAGCAGATACGCGATCTATCCGGAGACCAGACCCCGATGATGTCCGCGCTGACTAACGCCAACTTCCTGACCACCAATGAGAAGAGGAGGAAGCTCGGCTACGACGACATCGGGCCGGAAGGCGACGTGATACTCACCGGCATGGGCTTGGTTCCTCTGTCTGAATCGGTTACCCCGGCGGAGCTCCCTCCGATGGGCAACGGCGATACCGATGTATGACCCGTGCATCAAGATCGTCGGAGACTGCGACGAGACGAAGATGCGGGCAGCCGACAGGCAGTACGAGCGTATCCGGCAGAAGTACGAGAGAGCCGTCAGGGTAAGGTTTCGCGCGATATTCAAAACTCAAGGCAAGCTCGTAAGAGAGATAGAGGAACCGAACCTCCGCAACCTCAAGGCCGCTGTCGATGCATCGCAACCGGAAATGCTCAATACATTGAGGTGGCTGTACAGAGGTCTCGCCCGGGACATCTACCCGATGGTCAAGGACGACATGGACGGCAAGGCCTACTCGCAATGGATACAGCGGAAATGGTTGGAGATAGAGGACTTGAACGATGTTTACGCGATACATATGGAGGATTGGATCAACCGCTACTCGATGCTCCGCGTGACGTACATCAGCGAGGCGACCATGCGCGAGCTCCAACGCATGCTCGATATGTCGACGTCGGTCGAGGACTTCCGCATCCGCATGAACTCAAGGTGGCCCGGTCTCTCCGAGACGAGGGCATCCCGCATCGCAAGGACGGAGACCTGCGGCGGCTCCAATGCCGCATCCCTTGAAGCGGTGCGCTCGATGGACAGCGCAAGGGTGCAGATGAAAACATGGAGGTGCATCGCGGACAGCGTCACGAGGGACACCCACTCGATGATGGACAACGTCGCCGTGCCTGTCGAGGACTTGTTCACGTGGTACGGCCCCCACGGTGCGGTCTCCATGGATCACCCCGGCGACAGCATGCACGGAGCTCCCGCCGCAGAAGTCGTCAACTGCCGGTGCCGGATGCATTTCAACGCTGTAAAACGTTGATAAAACCGATTATACGTAATTGCAACCCACTATTTTTGACGTATGACCGAGCGCAAGTCATACGCTATAACCGAGTTCAAATCCGCAGAGGACGGTGCCTTTTCAGGCATCCTGTCCACCTACGGCAACGTGGATCTCGTCGGCGACATAATGGAGCCGGGATGTTTTGACAGCTCGGTCAAGGAAAAAGGAACGAAGAGGCCCCTTCTGTGGCAACACGATATGTACGAGCCGATAGGCTCGTTCGACGTGACCGACACCAAGGGCTGTCTGTCCATCGCAGGACGTTTCAACCTCATGGTCACCAGAGGGAGAGACGCCCATCACCTGCTCAAAGCAGGCGACGTTAACGGACTGTCCATAGGCTTCCGCCTCCGTGATCACTCCTACGACGCGGACGGCCACCGTCTCATAAAGGACGTTGACCTGATGGAGGGTTCTTTTGTAACTTTTCCGGCCAATCCGTTGGCATACGCGGAGGCAAAAGACATGGAAAAAGTGAAAGCGGGAGAGTTGAGGATGGCAATCTCGGCGCTTGACGGCGTGAAAGCACTGTCGGACGCAGACAAGACCCGTCTCATGAAAGCCGTGGACAGCGTTTTCGCGTACACGGAGGCGGCGGGCGTCACGGAGACGCTCGCCGAGTACAGCGATGGGGATGTCGAGACCTTGGCCTCGGACGCGAAAGCGCTCCGGGCCTCGGTGGACGAGCTCCTGAAGAGCATAAAGAAGTGATAAAATGAGCGAAAGCACTATGGAGAGCCTTAAAACCGAGCTGAAAGCAATCAACTCGGTAGTGGAAGGCATAAGCAAAGACTTCCGTGGCTTCGGGATTTCGGTCGACGAGGCCAAAGCCGCGATGTCCGACCAAGAGAAGAGCATAACAGACCTCAAGAAGGCGTTCACCGACCTCGAGATAAAAATGACCAAGCAGGGTCAGTACACCGCAGTCACCAAGGACGCTGTGTTCTGCATCCCCGAGGTAAAGGGCATGTTCGACGCGATGCGCAAGAACCTCGAGTTCAAGGCCATGAGCGTCAATGACGGCCCCTCCGGAGGGTACCTCGTGCACCCCGAGTATCTCACATACGTTCTGACCAAGGTCAGGGACATAGACGAGATCAGGGCGAACGCATCTGTATTTACGACCGGTTCGTCCTCTTTCGAGATACCCGTGGAGGGCATGGACGCCGGACTCTCGTGGGTCGACGAGACCGAGACGAGATCCGAGACGCAGAACCCGACATTCAAGAAAGTCAGCATCGCCATCGAGGAAGTGCAGGCGAAAGTGCGCCTGACGAGGACACTTATCCAGGACGCGAGCTTTAACATTGAATCTTATGTAACGTCTGCGCTTGTCGACAGGTTCGCGAGGGGCGAGGGCGAGGCGTTCGTCAACGGCTCCGGTCACAAGATGCCCGCCGGTCTGCTCAACTCCGAGCTGGACGGCGTTGTAGGCGCAAACCTGACTATGGATCTGCTCATGGACGCCACCGCCGCAGTGCCTTGGGGCGTCGACCAGTACGCCAAGTTCTTCATGAACAAGAGAACCGAGGTTGCCCTCCGCAAGCTGAAGGACACCACCGGACAGTACATGTGGCAGCCCGGCCTCGCCGCAGGCATGCCCTCCACCCTCATGGGATACCCCGTGGCAAAATGCCCCTCCATGCCCGACACCGGCACGAGGATAATCTTCGGTGATATGAAAGGCTATGCGATCGTCGACAGGACAGGAATGGAGCTCATAAGGGACAACATCTCTGAAAACCTTAGGAACAAGAATCTCGTCGAATACGAGTTCTCCACAAGGCTCGGAGGCATGGTCGTACAGCCTGAAAAGCTCGTCACAATAGGGGTGAGCTGATGACCTCTACCTACGATTACGTCAGCACCACGCACGTCAGGCAGGTTTACTGCGGAGCGACTGCGGCGGCAGTTACCACCAGCGCGGTAGATACCATGGGCGGCATGTCCGTGGCGCTCGTCATCAACGCGCAGGCGGCCGCTTCCCGTCCCCTCGGCATAGCCCTGCAGGAGTCCGACAACAACAGCACATGGACGCCGGTCGCGGCATCCGACCTGATAGGAGCTCCCGAGAGCATTGTTAACAGGGCGTGCATGATCGGGTACAAAGGATGCAGGCGCTACATCCGCGCAATCCTCACGCCCGGCGCAGGCTCCGAGGCAGTCACCGTCGCCGTGACGCTGACGATACAGGGCCTGTGCAACAGTAGATGACCACCCCGGGGGGAGGAATCCCCCCACAAACCGATTATAGGATAATCTCGCAGGGGTGCCATTATTATGATGATGCAGGTCAACTTAACCTACGACGACAGCGCCCGCACGTTGGCACTCGGAGCCGGCGAATACGTCGGCACCACCCTCGACAAGACCTCGGTGCGCATCACGGTCTCCGGCATCCCCGAAGGCTATTTCTCCAGATTGGATTTCAATGTCTCGGTGCAGATCCCGGGGCGCAAGAAGAAAACGCAACCGTACTTGGAGCTCGACGCTACCGGCTCCTGCATCGTGACCAACTCGATACTCGATGCATGCAAGCAGGATCTCCGTCTCCCGATGCAGTTGGTCTTGCAGTCGGGCGAGGTCAGGTACGCATCGCGCAATTGGATCATCATGGAGGTCTCCCCGTCCATCAATGCCTTGGACACCATCACAGAATCCTATCAACCCAACGTGATAAGGGCGTTCGTCGACGTCGCAGAAGAAGGCGGCCGCATAACGTTCACGAGGATGGACGGCTCGTCCGTCTCGATACGCGTGGACGACGACTTCGTCGCTTGGTCTGACGTCGTCACCGACATACCCGAGACCGCGACAGACCATCAGGTCATGACCGCGAAACTCATAAAGGACAGATACGTCCCCAAGTCATCGGTCGTAGACACGTGGTCGCAGTACATCCAACCCGGATACGTTCCGACCGAGAGATTGGTCAAGACTACGCTGGACACCAAGGCCGATGATGTCGATGTCGTGCACAATGACCGCGGAACGCCCGTGTGGAGCTCGCTCATCACCTACGCCCAGGATTCGACCGTGACGTACAACGGAGACCTCTACATCTCGCAGAATGACAGCAACAGGGGCAACGTGCCCGATGAACTGCTGACCGCATGGTGGACACTCGTCCGCGGGAGCGGGGGCGGAGGAGGGGACGATCCCGGGGCATACAAGGCATTCCTCCTCGGGGACGGTGCGAGCACGGACTTCGTCTGCAATCACGGATTCAACTCCTATCTGACGGCGCATGTCATCTACTCCAACCTGGGGGACAGGGAGACCGTGGACGCGGTCTTCGAGCGTATCTCCACGAACCGCACCAAGGTCACATTCTACACGGCACCAGCCGAGGAAGAGTTCACGTGCGTGATATACCGCCCCGGTCTCGGACCCGAGACCGTGGTGACCAGCATCAATGGGCAGACCGGGGACGTGGAGATCACCGGGGACGACCTCGATGTGCTGTCCACGGAGGCACAGGCCCTCACGTCGGCGCAGAAGGCGCAGACCAAGACCAACATCGACCTGGAGAACGTCGACAATACTCGCGACGCGATCAAGCCCATCAGCGGTCCGCAGCAGACCCTCTTCGACGGGAAGGTGGACAAAATCGCAGGGATGGGCCTCTCGTCCAACGACTACACCACCGCCGAGAAAACCAAGTTGGCTTCAGTGGCGGAAGGGGCGGAGGTCAACGTCAACGCCGACTGGAACGCCGTGGCGGGTGACGCGCAGATTCTGCACAAGCCCACCCTCGGAACGGTCGCGGAGAGGGACGTCGGAACGTCCTCCGGACAGGTTCCCGTACTCAATGTCAATGGTAAGCTCCCCGATTCGGTCATCCCTCCTCTCGCGATAGGCGAGTACGCCGGATCCGTACCGACCAAGGCGGAGCTCGTGACGCTCACGAACGCGCAGAAGGGGGACATCGCCAAGGTCACGGCCGACAGCAACATAGACAACAACGGGGTGTGGTTCCTCAACGGATTGTACTCCGACCTCACCGCATGGATCCAGATCGTGGGCCCCGGGACCGTCATATCGGTGAACGGACAGACGGGCGTCGTCACACTGTCCTACTCGGACGTCGGCGCGGTACCTACGACCAGGAAGGTCAACAACAAGGCCCTATCCTCTGACATCTCCCTCGGAGCTTCGGACGTCGGAGCGGTGCCCACCACTCGCAAGGTCAACAACAAGGCACTCTCGGCAGATGTGATTCTCACGCCTGCGGACGTGGGCGC